GTGCGGGGGGGGGGGGTGGTGGAGGGGGGGGCCCGCGGGCGGGCCGGGCCGATGATAGTCGCGGCGTACAAGCGCAAACCAACGTTTGCATTATTGTACACCGTCAATGAGCCGGGCAACGTCCGCGAGCGACGGCACCCCCGCACGCCTTGCCAGCGCTGCATCACAGGCCTGCACCGTGGCCTCGCGTACCTGCTCAATAGATATGTCAGCCAATGCCAGCCGCCGGGCATGATTGATCTCGCCGGCCACGTTGCGAACCTGCCCGGTGCGTGATTGCACGGCGCGTGCGTAGGCGTGCGCGAGAGTGTGCGAGAGTGTGTTCAAAGCGGTATCATCCCTCACACTCCCTATATCATTTATGTGTGCGTCTGGTAGATCACTCGCCGGGGCTAACACCATTGAGCTTTGTACCTCTTCCCACGTCGGCAAAGCGGAGTCCTCTTCATATAAGACCTGGTATCGGTTGATCTTGCCAAACTTCGCGAATTCCTTTTGAAAGTCTTTAGGCTCTAGTTTGCGCACATACTTCCTACGCACCAGCTTTTGAATGGTGCGCGAAACGTTGCCGTGATCCGTCCCCACGATGGCGCCGATGGTTTTTGTTCCTGGCCAGCAAACGCCGTGCGCATTGGTGTAAATACACATGGCGCAAAGCACCTTGAACTCGGATTGAGTCATATCCCGATCAAGCAGTGCACGCACTGGCAAAATAGACCATTGCCTTTTGATCTCAGGCAATTCCGCCGGTTTTGATTTAGAACGGGATTTCATCGTTTAGATCATCCTTCACTTGTCGCACGTTTTCCACAGTCGCAACCGGAAACACCTCTTTTACACTATTCGCAAAACGCCCGGCCTCGTCGCGACATATAATAGCGGCAATCTCTGGCATTGCATACACAATGCAACCCGGCCTTTCACGTGCGGCCTTGTGGCTTTCCTCAAATGTCGGCGCAACTATCATAACGCGACCGTCGGGCGTCTCGCATTCATACCACGTTCCTTTTAATTCATCATGACCCCGTTCGCGTGCTTCATTTTGCATGGCGGCATAAGCGCGCATCATCCCAGCCGCATACTTAATGACCAGATCGGCTTCGATTGCTTCGATAGCGGCATCAAGTTTATCAACCTGGCGCCAATACTTTTCTTGCGTCTCGACTGAAACAAGCTCAGGCAACCGATCAACGCCCCATCGTTTTTCGATGCCAACGACGCAAACATCTAATTCAGTGATTGCCGCTTGGATTTTTTGCGACACCCGATCCGACGCTCGGAAGAAATCTTTAGACACGCCTCTCTGTGGTTTTTTTATTTTTTTAGCCATTCAATTCACTTTCATGTTCGGTTCGGTTTTCTGGTTGTACCCCCTCTAGGGGGGTACGAACCTTACGAACCATGCCCTAGTGGTACGTAAACCATTTTCGAACCTTACGAACCTATACCTTAAACCATTGTTTTAATTCAATAAGTAGGTACGAGGCGGTACGTGGCGGTTCGCGTGTCTATAGCATCATAACCTTTTTAGGTTCGTAAATGGTTCGTAAATGGTTCGTATCGCATATGAACCTGAACAACCACACTGCAACCACATTGCCACCACATTAATTGCACAGTGGTTGCATTTTAATGTTGACGGCGCATAATAAAAGGATGTAAGGCTATAACCATCAGATCAAACAACGCACACAAACGGAGAAAACAAATGGAATACGCTTTAATTATGACATGCTTGGTTATCGTCCCGGCAATCATTGCGACGGGACTCGTGATTTATATTGAATCCACGCGCTAAGCGCCCCGCCTACCCTTAACAACACACAAAATGGAAGGTAACAACACAATGATCAGCAACATAGAAACAATGCGCAAAGCATTAAAAGGTAACAACCCACAGTTTGCCGGCGTCGTTTTATATGACGGCCCCTCGCAAATCGATGGTAAGCCAATTATTGCCATCGCGTGCCGAATTGCCGTTGCAAGCGGCAACGAAAAGACCGGCGCAATGGTCCAAACATTCATCATGCGTAAAGATATTGCGCCGCATGATGCGCTTAAAACTGGTGATGATAGTAGTGTGTGCGGCGATTGCGCGTTGCGCCCTATTAATAAGGGCGATACCAGATGCTATGTTCGCGTATACCAGGCGCCTTTGAGTGTATACAATGCATTCCATCGTGGCCGCTATGCTATACCGGGCGTTGATTTTGATGCCGCTTTGATACCGTTTATTTTTGAGGGTTTAGCGTTTCGCCTTGGATCATATGGTGATCCAGCGGCCGTGCCCGCTAAGGTTTGGCGTGTTGCTGCCAAGCTTGTTCGCTCGCATACTGGCTACACTCACCAATGGCGAAAGCGCATTGCGGCGGGCCTCAAAAACCTATGCATGGCTAGTGCCGATCATGCGAACGACGTCAAAATTGCAGAGGTTATGGGGTGGCGTACATTCCGGGTCCGTAAACATGATGCGCCCGCGCTTAAAAACGAGGCAATTTGTCCGGCGTCAAAAGAGGGCGGACAGCGTACAACGTGCGCCGATTGCGGCTTGTGTAAGGCGTCGTCAATCATGGCCAAGCACATTGTTATCGCTGACCACGGCGTTACGGACAAGCGCCGCCATGCTGTTAGCGCGTAATTAATCAGGAAAGGGAAAACACAACATGATCCGCAACATAAACACGCCAAAGCCCGGTTCCGCTTGGGATACATGGCAAAAAGCAGGGGCTCAATGGCGCGCCGAAACCTACGCCAACACTGAAGGCGCGCTTTTAATCGCTGCCATCGGCTTTGCCAGCCAAGCAAACGGGGACAATGAACGCAACGCGCGCAAACGCGCATTTATTGAAGGGGCAACACAATGAAACAATTTATATTCACCATCACCGCGCTCGCATTTTGCGTGCTGGCTTGGCTTGCCATTTTCGACAGCATGGCCAAGCACGCCGTCGAGTATCAAGAATGTGGGGGCCAGTATTGCGCGCCCATGGATCCGCCATTGAAAGGCTAAACAATGAAACACGATCTAGAGCACCTAACAGACGCCGACATAGCGGCGGCGCTGGAAAGCCTGTACGTGCCCGGTGACCACAAAGAACGCCTGCATAAAGAAGTCGCGCGCCGTGCCAAGGTTGCCGATTGGGACCTTGTCGGCGGCGCATTTGATGAGGGCATGGATGAGTGCCACGCGTGCGGCTATTGGTTCTATCAATACTGGACCGACACTGGCGCGGAACAAACGTGCGATCTGTTAGACCGTGACGGCGGCGAGCCTTGGCTTTGCCCGGCTTATGACCGCCTTAAAAACGAAAGTGAAGACGAGGCAACGCCATGAACCACAAAAAATACGTGCTATACTTGCGCGTTTCAACCAAGCGACAAGGCGCATCCGGGCTAGGCTTGGAAGCGCAACGTGCCCTCGTGGCGCCCTATGCCGAGCGCATAGTTTCAGAATACCAGGACATCGAAAGCGGCAAACGCGTTGATAGGCCGCAACTCGAACGCGCGCTTGCTCATTGTAAAAGTGAGGGCGCGTGCTTGCTCATTGCCAAGGTTGACCGCCTATCCCGTGACGTAGAGTTTCTGTTTAAAATTAGAAACAGTGGAGTTGATATCCTGGCCGCTGACGCGCCACATATGGGGACGCTAGAATGGGGTATCCGTGCCGTGTTCGCGCAACATGAGCGCGAAGAAATATCACGGCGCACCAAGGCCGCACTCGCGGCGGCCAAGGCACGAGGCGTGAAACTAGGCTGCCCATGCCCGGAGAAGGGCGGCAAGGCCACGGCAAAGAGAGGTGCTGCTAGGTCAGAAAAGGCGATCAAACGCGCCTGGCCGGTCATAAGGGCGCTGCATGACAACGGCGCAAGTCTCAGAAAAATAGCTGCAAACCTAAATGAAGACGAGGTGCCGTCAGTTACGGGCGGCAAGTGGTACGCATCAAGCGTGCGTAATGTTTTACAACAACGAAAGGCATAAACAATGGTCGGCAAACTAACACCCGATACTATCATCAGCGCGTCACGCATCCCTGTGCTGCTAGGCGCATCCCCCTACGCATCGCCCAATGACCTGCTACGCGAGATTGTGGACATCGTACACAATGACGTGCGCCCAGCCCCGTGGAACGGCAACGAGGCGACACGCTGGGGTGACCGATTGGAGCCTGTGATATTAAATGAGGCCGCGCAACGGTTGTCCCTGACAAATGTCGTCCTTGACCATGACCGCGCCATCTTCCATCCGACATTGGAAATGGCTTGCTCGCTTGACGGATCGGGTGAGGGTGCGGGGCAAGTGAAGACGAGCGTCGAAAACTTAGTGTATGCAATGAACGCTCCTGAGATAGACATCACTGGCCCCGGCGTGCTTGAGGCCAAGGTGACAAGCGCAATGCCTGAAGACATGCCACCACCGCAACGTGGCCCATTGCAGTTGCAGGCGCAGATGATGTGCACCGGCTACACGTGGGGCGTGGTGGCTACGCTGTACCGTGGCATCGAGTTGCGCTTGTTTGTGTACCAAGAGGACGACGCGATCCAGAAGCGCATTGCAGAGGCCGTAGACGACTTTGAGAGGCGCAAGATGGACATAGACTGGTATCCGCCGCTCACAAGTGAAGACGCGAACACAGCGTGGTCTAACGTGGACGACGCTGCACCGCCTATCAACCTGGACGACCTGGGTGCGTCGATGCTTATCTCTGACTTAGTGCAGGCCAAGGCCGACAAGGCAGATGCAGAGGACCGCATTGAGGCCGCAGAGGTGGCAATCAAAGAGATCATGGGCAACCATGAGGCCGCCGAAGGCACGGTTGGCAACACGCTATACAATGTGAAATGGCCTATGCGGCATTTCAAGGACAAGCCTGAGAAGCTGACGCCAGCCAAGCCAGCGTACAGCACGCGCCAGAAGACCTTAACTATTAAGGCGATGCCATGAGCAAGGACATGACAACGGCACAACAAAAGGTCTACGATGCGCTGGTTGAATTGGATAACCTATATGGCTATCCGCCAACGCAGACTGAAATAGCGGAGATGATTGGCATCAGCCAGGCATCGGTCGCGAAAACATTAACCCGATTGGAGAGGGACGGGCATATCGCCCGTGCCTACGGGATCGGCAGAACATTGAGGGTGGTATAATGCCAGTAGGATATCCAAAAGATAACAACAAGCGTCAGGTGTGGAATGGCTCTGGCATGACGAGCCTAAGCGTTGAGAGGCGGCGTGAAATCGCGCTTGATAATCTGTCCAAGCGAAAGGCCAACAGCAAGGGTTGGCCTGAGAGCATTCAAAGAGAAGGTGAAGAACACTTCCATACGTATTGGCTGGCGACGGCAGAATGGGATCGACGCATGGCTGCGAGTAAATCGAAATGAAAATCTATGAAATCGTGGATGAACTGCGCCAAGAGCAAGGCTTGAAGTGGTGTGAGTTGGCAGACAAAGCAAACGTCACAGACAAAACCCTTTGCAACTGGCGTCGAGGTCTTAGCCAGCCATCCTTGTCGCGCACTGAGATGGTGCTGGATGCACTGGGCTACGAATTGGAGGTAGTTAAGAAATGAAAAAGAGCAACATTGGTGTCTTATTGCTTTTGATAGCGGTAATTATTGGCACTCTGCTGTGGGAGGTCGGCAAGGTGATTGCCGT